TGGTCCTGGCGGTAACCTGAGAGGCGGCGCTATTAGTGTAAGCACCGTGATGACTGTGGATACCTGGGGCTGGGCGATTGTTATACATATATTGTTCATCGTTACGATCACTCTTAAACCTGGTAGGGTCCTGAGTGAGAGTCTGTCCAGAAACGAAACGCTTCGCACCATTGAATCCCAAACCATCCGCACGATGACCAGTCTCAGAGCGATTGGTAGTGCGCTTGGTCCTCTCATGCTCGTTACGGGGAACAACACCAGACATACCTTGAGCACGCCCAGGCATCGCAGGTAGACGGGAAGGGAGGAAAGCTGTAGTTTCAGGTTTATTATGGGTAAGCTCACCAACCTTGGCGGAGCGACCACCGGTAATGTCCGCAGCGGGACCAGTGCGCCCTGGGAGAGTAGTCAAACGATACTCACCAACATTGACTGGATTAACCCTAAAACTCTGCTGAAAACCACCAACGGCTGGAACATTGGCATTAACACCTAAACCTGGGCCGACCAATTGCTTCTCAATTGGAGAGAGATTGTTCATTCGACCCTGATCATACATACGATTGCGCATGGAGAGGACTTCCTGACCACCGCTACGCTGCTGACGACCAATATCGCCAAAACTCTCCATCTCCCTCTTACCTGAGACCTCGACGGGGGGTTCAAAATCATTTTCTGGAATTTTCACTGTTGGTTGTGTCGGGAGTGGGTCTTCTACCTTGGGAGGTTCAGACTTGATACTCAAGTTCCTCCCAGCAAATACAAGACCCGCAACAGCCATGAGTGATACTGGATCAGCCATTCTTACTTCTTGTTAACATTTTTATTAAGATACCTCTGCTCAAACATACCATTTTGGAGATCCGCACGGGTGCTCGCAGGTTCATACTTGATAGTGCGAAGGGGAACCTTGCACTCCATATTGGAGAGAGGGAAGAGGTTACGTTCATAGGTTTGAACGAGATGCTTGTTAAATCGAGAAGTAGATTGGGGACGAAGCTGATCGCTCGTATCAATGTATTGTGCTGGGGAACCCTTACCAGCCATGTAAGGGGCGGTGCCGTATAACATGGTGTTTGGACGGCAATCACCACAGTTGAGAGAACTGGGCTGGGGGTACACGAAGATTTCTTCAGTCGCCTTCACGGCAGGAAGAGCACCCGAGTTTTGAACAATGGAAAGTCCAGGTTGGAGCTGATACGCCATTTATTATTACATAAGAATATTTATCTACCTAACCGTTCCGCCATGCATACCGGAACGCTTATCACCATTACCACCGAGACCAGAAAAGGCCTCGAGCTGAACACCACGGGCATTAGGATTACAGAATCGGGTGTCACTCTTACACATTGGAGCATTTTTTCGCCCATAAAGAGACTCAGCGAAAGCTGTTTGGTCCCCTGGGATTTGGGTCACAGGGTTTGAGACGAATTGGCGCTCCATAGCGTTGCGGAGATACTTGGGCATAGAAGTGCGAGAACGTCCAGCGTCGTAGGGAATACGATCACTGGTATACGCATTAACATAGGACTTAACCGTGGGATAGTAGCACGCCTCTAAACGATTGGGGGCGTCGGTATAATCCGTCACAAGAACGTTACCCATGGGATTATCATTAGTGGGCATCTGACAACTCACACCTTCCACAGAACCACCGTAAGTCTCCCTGACCATCTTCGATTTATAAAGAACGTAGACAACCGCGAGAACCGTCGCACCAAGCACAAAGACTCGGGGATCACGACGAATGAGATAGAGAATACTACACACATAAATGATGAAACGAGAAGCCGCATTCACTCGGTCCTCTGGAGTTTGCTCACTTGTGGGCCAGAACTGAGTAACCTGGTCGGCTCGTATAAGCTGCTGAGGATCATCGAACCAAGCCTTCATTTAGTATATGTAGAGGTTTATTTTTTAGGGAGACTACCAAGCATACCACTCATCATCTTCATGAGGGCATCCTGATCAAGTTCACCGTTGCCATCTTGCATTTGGTCAGCCACACCCTTAGCGATCTTCTCAATCTGGGAGAGAGTATCATCGGGGAGTGAAGTGATGGTAGTGCCAAGCATGTAGAGGGTCTGAAGATATTGCCAGGTTGCACCCTTAGTGTTGGTGGTCATCTTAGACCAATACTTCTTAATATCCAATTCCTTGAGAAACTCGATGTTCTCAACCTCCTCGAGAAGGAATGTCTCATCCTTCGCAGAAATCTTACCGGCGTAGGGGGTTACTCCTGTCATGAAACCATCGACAACGAGACGTGGGTTCGTCGACTTGAGCATGTCGAAAGAAGTGAGCATCTTCTTAACGCCTTTTTCCTCTGGAAAAGTCTTGTGCAATTCCACAAGAAATTGACTCATCATATCGTTGAAAGCAGAGACAGACGCCATTTTCTTATTTTATTGGTTTAATCTTTAAGTTTAGAAAGGTTCGCTAGAAATAGTCTCCTTTTTACCTATACCACCAGAAACAATGAAAAACACAAGAATTGCATTGAGAACAGCGGGTTTAGTGTACTTGTTCAACTCGAGCTTACCTTCATTGTTCAGGTATGCCTTGAGGTGAATATAAGCAGCGGTTAATCCGGCTGCAACTAGGGCGGCACTCACTGGGTCGCGTAAATAATCGGAGAGTTCCATTTAATTATAACGGGGATTTTTTGTGCGCTGCTCTGGTGCATCACCGAAAAATACATTATCGTCATCTTCCTCCTCCATGGGGGGCTCACCGGGAACCCCCGGGGAGGGCATCGCAACAGGTTCGGGTGCTGACTCGGGGGCCTGTACACCGGGAACAGTCTTAAATTCATTCTCCAGACCCGTAGGCTGGGGTTCACCCATAGGCTCCGGTTCACCCATAGGCTCCGGTTCACCCATAGGCTCCGGTTCAGGCTCACCCATGGGATCCTCCATCTCACCGTCAAAAACATCTGGATCGGCACTATCTTGAACGTCGCCATCGAGTGAAATATCACGCGTCTCTTGGGACATGTAGGTCTGAAGAATCTGCTGAACAGGAATCAACTCCTTCACAGTGTTTTCAATGACCAAGCAAAAGCGGGTAGTGAGATTATCATCCCTCACATATTCACTCTGTTCTTCATGGAAAATATAGGGATCTCGGTAGAGGTCTTTCGCCGCATTGTTGTAGCAGGTTTGAATGAAAACCTCCTCAGTGGGGAGCTTGAGGGAAATCTTTTTGTTATCCGCCTTGAGACGAACCGCGGAGAGGATCTTAGTGCACGCAACAAATACCGCCGCTAGAAGATCACCGAACCAAGAACACCTGTCAGTAATGTTATCAGCATGACGCTTGGACATGGCATTAGACCAGTTAGGGACCTCCTTCAAGAGCTTTTGGAACATAATGAGAACCTGCTTTCCCTTTGAGGTCTTCACCGCTTCACCATACATTTCATGAAAAACTTCAATCATAGGTGGACACATAATGAGGCACATCTGTCCCAAGTACTCCTTCTTGGCTTCTACCAATACATTCAAATTGTCCATTTATGATTAATAGGGTTTTTAAAATAGTCTCTTCCTACGCACCTCTCCTGTATTGATTCGCCATCTTTTTGAGATTCAGTAAATTAGGCAAATCAGTCTCATCGTTTTCATCACTCCGTTCCTTTTTCTTTTTGGGTGTGACCCACGTTATGTAGATGTCATGATCACTCAAAAGTTTAACTGTGAAACCACCCAATTCAAACTGTCGAGCGACATATTTTGCCGCGAGTCTCCTGTCAAATGTAGGATAGCCGAGTAAAAATCCCGGAACGGTGAGAAATATTTGTTTATGTCCATACTCCACAGATTGTTTAATTTTAGTAGAAAACTGTTCATATATTTTTATATAAATTTCCTTTTTGATTTGTTTTCTTTTTTCATCAATCTTAGTGACGTCATTGATGCTTAACATTACAATTACTCCAACTTATTTTTTGCGGAATCAAACTCACCTTTGGTTGGGACAGCAGCCTCCTTGACAAGCTCATACTGAACAAACTCCTTTCCAGCAGAACCTTCGGTGAACGCCGAAACGTCACCTGGAGCCTCAACACCAATGGGCTGTGAGCGAAGGGAAACGATACGCATCTTACCATTCTCAACCTCGAAGGAGGCGACGACAGAGAAACCAAAGGAAAAACCACCCTTCTTCATAGTCATGAACATGACCTCATAGATTGTAGTATTCTCCTTCCTGTAACCCTTGATGGCCGTAGTCTCTATGATATACGTGCAGATACCAGTGCGCTTAGAGATTTCCTTATTGGCTTGGAGGACAAACTCCTCCATCATGTCATTGTCTACGCTAACCTCAAACTCCTCAAACCCAGTGAGGTTTGGTCTGGGGTCATTCATCTTGACGGAACCCGCTGGCTTCGTGTAGCCTGAGAGACCGAATGTTTCAGTGAATGATTCCATATTGGTAGTCAGAAGAATCACTATCACGATGAGAGTGAACACTAACAAGTAGTTCATATTTACTATTATGCGTTAATTTTTTTTTAGAAAATACCATATACATAATAGATGTCGTTGTTGATTTACAGTCCAAGGTGCAAACATTCGATGGATGTCATAGAGTACATAAACCAACATCAACAATTGAAGCAACTCGTTCATTATCATAATGTTAATACACAGGGCATACCACCCAACTACCAAAATAAGATAAATCGAGTTCCAACGATGCTCACAAAGAACGGAAAGATACTGGTTGGCACAGAAATAAAAAACTGGTTGGATTCCCTTCTTCCAGCTAAAGAGGTGACTCACAGTTCTATTGGTGCCTTTGGATGCTCCATGACTTCCCTGGATAATGATAAACCACAAACTGATCTATTTGCCCTGGATGACTACGGTCGCTCCCTCCAACCACCTATGACTAAAGAGCTCGAAGAAAAGATAAGCCGTGAAGTTTCCAAGGGTGTCGCGTATACAGACTTGAAATAATAGAACCAATTTAAAGATCTAACGCACATGTTGAAGTAGATATGAAATTGGTCACTATACAAGCTTCGGCTTTCAAGTCGACTTTCGAAGTCCTGAAAGATATTCTCAATGATGTGAATATTTACTTTCGTCCACAGGGTATGTATATCGTGACGCTCGATACAGCCCGAACCTCTCTCATTGACATTTTCTTAGCCGCTGACAACTTTGAAGAGTATAAATGCGAACAAGAGGAAATCATAGCGGGTATTAACATCTCAAATACTTTTAAACTTTTGAAAACCATCACTAATAACGATGTCTTGAAAATTGAAATTAAATCTAAAGAACATATGAATATCGAAATTTCCAGCGAAGCTAAGAAAACCAATACAAAGTTTCAACTTAAGCTCCTCGATATAAATGAGAGTCGTATCGAGGTTCCAGACATTGAGATGACTACTATCACTACTCTACCATCTGTAGACTTTCAGAGACTCTGTCGTGATATGTCCAACATTGGCACAGATATTGAAATTAAAAGGTCTGGGAAGGAAATCAAGTTTAAGTGTGACGGCGACTTTGCAAATCAAGAGACATCTATTGAATGTCTTGATGATAGTCCCACGATTACGGGTCTCTATAGTCTAAAATACCTGAATATCTTTACAAAGGCGACGAGTATGTGTGCGTCTGTGCAAATTATACAGGAAAATGGAAACAGGTTTTTGATTCTAAAGTATAATGTGGCTAATTTAGGTGAACTCAAATTTTACCTGGCAACTAAGGTATCTGAAGATCTGTAGTAAAATCTTCTGTAGTTGATAGAACCTTCTTCATACCTAATGTATTTTTCAACACAATTTTTGGAAAACGTTCTTCGAGCACGATCCTATCATAATATAGTAAATGTTCGAGTGGAACCTTCTGTCCATGAAAATCGTTTCGTGGTCCACTGTATCGTTTCACCTTTTCAGTAATGTTTCGAATAGGTTTATCGTCATGATCAACTATCCAAGCACTACTCAAAGGGATACTAAAGTGCATAGCAGTGTCTTCATTCTCACCCGGTTTAAAGTTAATATCATTCGAAATTGCTGTATACACATGTCCGTTGTAAAAATACTTTATACGTAAAATAATGTATTTAACATTTTGTGGAACTGCTGTGGACCTAAAATCACGACCAGTCACGTCCACATAATACTCGTCTAGTATACCATCCCAATCCTTACTCTCCTCCACCCAGAATTTGTCGTCAGTTTGGTACTTTAAGTCGTAATCAATCTTGTATTCCAACTCCTCCTTAATAATTTTATAGTCAGGTGGCGTGGTTAAATTTTTATACAGAAATAAAAGATTACTTAAAAGTTTGACAAGCATTTCTTTATAATAGAATGGAAGGTAATTTTTTAAGTAGGTATAATAACAAATTAGACCAATGGAAAGAACTGATGAAGACCGACCCAGATAATAAGAGAAAATATGAATACGAGATGGCTGATTACATAATGAAATGTATGCCTTATATGAATCAACATTCAGATGAGAATGGGGAAGAGTCAAATACAGATAATGTATTTAATGTCAAAGAAACCGTGGGTCTAAAACGAAAAGATATCTTTACCGAGTACCTAATTGAAGTGGAGAAACAAAACATATCGAGACCGAGGGAATCTATAGCCATAGAGAGATGTCAAAAGTGTGAATATAGTAATATCGTGCATTTTCATGACACGGCGGACTTGGTGTGTGACGGGTGTGGAGAAATCGTTGCTCGTGCGATAAGTGAAGAACTGACCTACCGTGAAGAACAAGAGACTTCTGAGAAGATTGTGAACTATTCCTATAAGAGAGAGAATCACTTCAACGAGTGGCTATCACAATTCCAAGCTCAAGAGATGACTACAATACCTGAGGAGGTCATAGAACAATTGAGGGGTGAACTCAAAAAGATGAAAATCAAAAAGTTGGAAGATATAACACACGCTAAAATTAGGGGACTACTCAAGAAGCTTCGGTTAAATAAATACTATGAACATGTTCCGTATATCACAAATATTTTAAACGGAATTAAACCTCCAAAAATGCCACAAGAACTAGAAGAAACACTACGAATCATGTTCAAAGATATTCAAAAACCATTCGATGATAACTGCCCCACAGAAAGGAAGAATTTTCTCAGTTATTCCTATGTTCTCTATAAATTTTGTGAACTTTTAAGCGAAGATGAATATCTCCAATACTTTCCATTACTTAAATCAAAAGAGAAGCTTTACCAACAAGATGTTATTTGGAAAAGGGTTTGTAATGATCTTAAATGGGAATTTATTCCCACCGTCTAAGATTTTTAAAGAGGATAGAGATTGGGTTAAAGGTAAATTTATGAAATGATTTTCATTGATCGAATTATACGTTATGTGATGAAAGACTATATGTTACCAATACGATGCTATGCAAACAAGAAAGACCTTTTATGCACACGACAAAATTGTGATTGTCGAATTTATTGTAAGAAACCACCCAATGGTTCAGTGCCCGCATATCAACTACCTAAGTCGAATAACAATGTATTCAAATATAGGAAAAATGACACCCGATGAGGAACACGCATTGTGTGCGCTCTATGATTTAGAGACCCATGTGCTCCCACATTTTAACCATATGGCGTCAACAGATCCAGCGATGCACTACTGTATCGAACAGGCTAAACATCATCTGTCCCAGGCTCGGGAACTCCTAGAAGCAGTTGTGATAGATCCGCAG